TTGGTGGCCTTGGAACGGATGGCAATGCTTATTTGCTGGAAGATTGCACCGTCAAGGCAGGTCCAGGAACGTGGGGGAAAGTAGCGGTGATGGCTTTCGAGCGCCACGAAGCTGACGTGATTGTCGGTGAGGTGAACTACGGCGGCGCCATGGTTGGGTTTGTGATACAGACCGCGCGGCCTAGGACGAACTACAAGACTGTTACGGCGACGAGAGGCAAGGTGGTCAGGGCTGAACCGTTTTCCGCGCTCTATGAGCAGGGAAAGATACGCCACGTCGGTGATTATCATGATCTTGAAGGTGAGATGTGCCAGTTCTCGACAACTGGCTATCTTGGCGAATTTTCACCGAACCGGGCTGATGCATGGATATGGGTGCTTACTGAGTTATTCGCTGGTATCGTTAAAGAAAAGGTATTGCCGAAGAAGAGTGGCACCAGATTGATAGGTTCAGGCGGTACTTTTATGGCAAATTAAACATAGAGAATTCTTTTAAAACATGCAAAGTGTCAAAAATCAGGGGTCTACAACATAAAAATGATAAAACTGCCGGTACTATTTAATCTAAAATGGCTAAGACATGCTGAAGACGATAAGCTTGAGCAAGAGGCCTTAGACAGGCTCAAAGCATCTGGAAATCAGTTCGAACTGGACAAGTCCAAGGCAATAGCTCAACACGTTCAATGGATGACGGATAGAAAATGAATCACTCGATAATCAAAACAGTTCATCAGGCATTGAGTGAAGGTCTGGTTGTGCTTGAATACAAGCTCATGACCAACAGCTGGATTGGCCGAGACTCTGCCGGCAACAAGTGGAACGTTGATCCGATCAGGTTTGGCGATGGATTGAAGTGGACATCAGCGCATTGCGACAACAAGTGGTACCGGGTTTGCAACAAAGAGGATTTGATTAAATTCCAGATCAGTTTCATTCCATTGAGAAACATTTCAGAAAACAGATAATGTCCTACCTTGGCTATGTCATAGAGATATACGGTGACTACGGATGGGAAAATGCTGTTGTCTGGGCAGTTAATGGTTTTGATGATGAAGAAATCATATTCAGAAGCGAGAAGAAGGCACTCAAGCAACTGAGTAAAATGAAGAAGTGCAGAGAAAACAACGAGTTTGATTTTAGAATTACAACTACGATTCAGTTGCATTGATTGGAGATTGAAATGACTTACTCAGCAGATACATTGAAGTTGCCTACTGGCGTTGAATGGAAACGCGTTGTTAATGACGTTCGTGAAGTTATGACTTACGACATCGGCACTGACTGCTTCTGGTGTCGGTTTGACACCGTGATTAACGGAAGACAGTTTCATCACATTGAATACCAATCTCCAAATGAATTTAATGTCTTTGTTAGTTGGGAAAAAGGCGACGGATTTATCGGCGTTGGACGAGAGACTGCTTATCGTTTATTTAAGGCGTTAGATCATTCTATGTCCGCCGGTGATTTGTTAAAAAATTTGTTAAAAAAATTAGGCATTGAACCGTAATGTCTCGAATTATCAGTTGGAACGAACGCAAGTCATGGAGCATGCAGCACGACTGCACCATGGCGCGCATAAGCGGTTTTGATGATCGCAACCAGGAGCATTGGACGATGATCGAGACTGGCAAGGGCTACGCTGATAGGCGTAAGGATGCAATCGAGATGTTGCAGGAATCTATTGAACGCGGTGATCTACCTGGAGAAATGAAGAATGCCTAGCAAATCCAAATCACAAAACCGATTGATGCAGGCGGTTGCGCACAATCCTGCATTAGCCAAGAAAACCGGCGTACCAGTCAAGGTGGCGAAGGAATTCACATCGGTGCAGCATGGTAAATCAACAAAGAACCTTCCAGAAAATGTGAAGGCTAAAACCAAGAAGTAATCATGTTGTTGTGTAGTATTTTTTAATATAGTAAAATCACTCTGCCACGTCGGGATGACGTCGCATTTCCCACAGAACCGCAACGGTCGATGGATTGAGAATATGGCACTTTCCTCTAACGAGAGCGAAACGCGTAAGCAGTTGGGTGAGAAAGGAATGTCTCAACCCAAGATAACATCCGGCATGAACAGGCTTGGTGCGCAACCATTGACGCCATCGAAAGAGAAAGACAAGAAGAAGCCCAAAGAAAAAGATCAGGCAACTAAAGACGCGGATCTGATCGATGCAGCAAAAAAACGATTTTCAAACGCACGATCAGTCGAGTCCACCAACCGCAAGGAAGGTGTTGAGGATTTGGAGTTCCTTAATTCCAAGCAATGGTCGGCTGCTGACGCTTCAGCCAGGGCGCAGGATGGACGGCCCTGCATCACTGAGAACCGCCTACTTACCTTTGCCAACCAGATCACCAACGATCAACGCCAAAACAGGCCAGCAATCAATATTTCACCGATGGGTGATAAGTCCAGCAAGAAGTCCGCAAAGATCGCCATGGGCATGATTAGAGCCATTGAGCGCGATTCTAATGCTGATGTGGCTTACGACACTGGATTTCAATCTGCTGTTCATAACGGGTGGGGATATTGGCGCATCACATCTGAATACGAAGCCGAGGACACATTCAACCAAGTTCTAAACGTCGTTGGTTTGCCAAACCCGATGAATGTCTACATGGACCCGAACCGCACTATGTTTGAATTGGATGCTCAATGGGCCTTCGTGACTGAGATGGTGCCGCGCGATGACTTCAAACGGGAATATCCGGACGCATGGCTGACACCGTGGGACGAACAAAGTAGCGGAGATACCGATAAGGACTGGGCGAACGATAAGGAAGTGCGCGTTGCCGAGTACTACTACTTCGACCATGAAGAAAAAGAGCTAATTCAATTGAACAACGGACATACCGGGTTTGAGGAAGACTTAGACGAGTCGGTCAAGAACAAGATAGCAAGTGGTGAATTAGAGATATCACTGCAACGCACAGTCCAGGTCAAGAAATTGAAGTGGGCAAAGATGACATCGGTTGAGGTGTTGGACACTAAAGACTGCGACGGAAAGTACATTCCGATTATCGAGTGTATCGGAACCATTCTTAACATCAACGGCAAGTGGACCAAGAAAGGCATTGTTCGCGATGCTAAAGGCCCACAGAAAATGCTCAATTACTACTCTACTTTAGAGACTGAAAACGTAGCGTTACAACCTAAAGCCCCTTGGATTGCCGAAGAGGGTCAGTTAGAGGGTCATGAGGATAAATGGCAGAACGCAAATCGTAAATCTTATAGCTATTTGCTTTACAAAGGCACTAACGTAAATGGTCAGTTAGCGCCACCACCGCAGCGTCAACCGTTCTCTGGTCCCCCTGCAGCAATTCTGGCGGCTAAACAAGGTGCTCAAGAAGCATTGAAAGCAGTAACAGGAATCAGGTTCGATGCGACTATGGACGAACGCATGCAGAATGAATCTGGGCGAGCTATTCGGGAATTGGCGCGCAACGGTAATCTTGGCGCTTACCACTTCATTGATAATTTTGGCCGTGCGTTGAAGAATACCGGCAAGGTTTTAATGGATCTAATACCGTACAAATACGACACGAACAGGGTTGTAGCGATTCTGGATGAAGACGGATCAGATCAGCGCGTGATGATTAATCCGAATATGGTCAAAGCACACGGCGAAGCCATTGGGCAAACTCCGGACAGTAATCAGCAAACCAAAGTTCAGATGTTCAACCCTGCTGTTGGTCGGTACCAAGTGACTGTCACTATCGGACCGAGCTACGCAACCAAACGCATTGAGGCAGCTGAAAGCCAGATAGACTTCTTGAAAGCAGTGCCACAATTGGCACCAGTTCTCGCTGACTTGGTTGCTAAAAACTCTGATTGGCAAGGTGCTGAAGAGTTTGCGAATCGGATTGCACGGACATTGCCGCCTAACTTGCTGGCGCCAACCAGCCAAGACATGTCGCCACAGATTCAGGCAATGATTCAAGGCCTTCAAAAAGAGATCATGGAATCCAAGCAGATTCAAATGCAGATGATGAAGGAACTATCTGATCGCCAAAAAGACCGCGACGTTATCCTGCATCAGGTGGACTCAAAACACCAGGCTGAACTCGTCAAGATCGCCACGACATACGAAGCAAAAATGGAAGATATTGCCGCCAAGCGTGATGCGAATCTTCAAGGGACGATAGGTAGACAACTGGCCGAAGTCGCCAAGGCAGTACAAGTATTCACCCAATTATCAGCACCAGCTACACCTTCGCAGCCAGCAATGCCGGCTGCACTGCAACAACCATTACAGGCTGTGGTACATCAACCTGGACAATCCTGAAATTAAGAGAGAAATATCATGACTATCGAAGCTAAATCAGAAATTGCCGCCGTAACTAAACCTGCCGATGTATCTGGTGAACCAGATATGGAAGCGTATGCCAAGGCTCGCATGTCTGGTGTTAAGCCAGAAGTTAAAGCAACAACCGCTGCCGTCACCAATGAAGATACTTCTGCCGCAACCACAGACGAGAAATCCTCTGCCGATGCCACAGGACAGGTCAACACTGATGAAAAGACCACTGAGGCTTCAGCAACCGCGGAAGAAGATCAAGAAGTAGATGTTGAGGAAACACATCCCGCTAAAAAGAGTATCAACAAGAAGTTTGCAAAGCTCACTAATAAAGCCAAAGAATCGGAAGCACTCGCTTTAGAGACTCAGAAGGCATTGGATACTGAACGCGCTCGGGCAGCAGAAATGCAAGCCAAGTTGGAACGTTTGGAAGCCGAAGCCGCACAAGCATCTAAAGACGCTATTCCAGTTGTTAAACCTGCTGCAGAAGACCCAGCACCTAAACGCAGTGATTTTGATGATCCTGATGAGTTCGCAATTGAGCTCAGCCAGCATGCAGCAAGAGAAGCGATTAGACAGTCAACTAAAGCGGCACAGGAAGCAGCAGAAGAACGTGCAACCGAAGCGAAAAAGACCGCAGAAACAGCGAGACAGGCGAAGGTTCAAGCCGACATCACTGAACTGCATAAAACTTTTCAATCGCGCATCGACAAAGCCAAAGAATCGTTACCTGATTTCGATGAGAAGGTCATGAAAAATGACAAAGTTCAAATCGAACCAGGCGTGTTCTTCGGTATCGAAAAGGCAGAGTTAGGACCGCAAATCCTGTATCACCTTGCAAGCCATCCTGAAAAAGCGGAAGAACTCAACAAGTTACACATAGCAAACCCCAATGACGCGTTGATTCGTCTGGGCGAATTACAGGCTGAAATACGTATTGCCAACAAGCCAGTGACTTCCAAAGCTGCCGCACCGGTGGTTCCTATTAAAAACAGGACAAACCCTGAGCGCAAGACTTTGGATGAAATGTCAATGGAAGAGTATGACCAGCAATACAAAGCAAAACAGGCCGCTGAATACGCTCGATCACATCCTCAACGCGTTCGAAAATAATGCAATTAAAGGAGTTTTAAAATGAGTACAGATACCCTTCTAACGCCGTCGATCATCACCAAAGAAACATTGGTTATTTTGACCAACAACTTGGTCATGGCTGGCCGCGTCAATCGGCAATTCGAAGAGCAGATGGGCGCTAAAATTGGTACCCAGTTGACTGTTCGTAAGCCAAACCGTTTCACAGTATCAAGCGGTCCAGGTCTGCAAGTGCAAGACGTTTTTGAACCATCTACGACCATCACTATCACCAATCAAAACCACGTTGACTTTGAATTTGGTTCTGCTGCGTTGACATTAGTTGTAGAAGAATTCTCTGAGCGTTATTGCAAACCGGCTGCTGAAGCACTGGCCAACATCGTCGATCAAACTGTGCTGCAGCAAATTGTCAACGTCTACAACGAAGTCGGTACGCCTGGAACAGTTCCTAATGCGTTCTCGTTTATCGCACTTGTCGCTCAGCGCCTAGATGAAGAAGCGGCTCCGCAACGCGATCGTACGCTTGTGCTGAACCCTGCAGCCTATTGGAAATTCGCGGTCGGTATCTCGACTGTGTACGTTCAATCTGTCGCTGAACCGGCATTCAAAGGTTATGCACCGAACATCGCGAACTTCGAAATTTACGAAGACCAAAACGTTCCAGTGCAAACAACCGGTCTGTATGGTTCTACTTCACCAACCGTCAACGGTGCCGGACAAACTGGTTCTACTATCGTGACGTCCGGATGGCCTACAAGCATCACAGGTCTGTTGAACGTTGGCGACATTTTCACCATTGCTGGTGTGAATGCCATCAACCCACAATCCAAGGCTTCGACGGGATCTTTGCGTAACTTCGTTGTTACTGCCGTGACTAATTCGAACAGTTCAGGTGGTGCATCGATCTCGATTTATCCTGCGATTACACCGGCTACAAGCGGAAGTGCTTACGCAACAACCGATACGGCGCCTGCTGCTGGCGCTGCTATCTCTGTCATTTCTGGTTCAAGCGGTCAGTCACTGTCTAAAAACATTGGCTTCTGCAAAGATGCTTTCGGTTTAGTCTCGGTACCGTTGATCATGCCTGATGGCGTTGACTTCAAATCCCAAGAGAAATTCAAGGGTATTTCGTTGCGTACCATTCGTATGTACGACATCAATAACGACGTGTTGCCTTGTCGTATCGATGTGATGTTCGGTACCTCTACTTTTTACCCCGAATTGGCGTGTAGATTAACCAATTAATTGCAAGAAAGAAACAAAATGAACGAACCTAAGAAAAAGCATGAGCTGTATCAGGTATATGCAACCGAAGTCAAAAGCGGTCAACTAGTCGCCGTTCCAATGTTCGGTAAGTCACACAAGAAAGCGTGTGATTTATGGGCTAACACGATGACTGACATGATCGCCAAAGGCTTCGAGAAGCGATACAGGGATCCGCAAGTTGCGATGTACTTAGGTTCGAATGAATCATCCATAATTTTGGAGAAATAAAATGAGCTTAACGACTGCAACGACTGCAACGTCGCAAACGTATTCACAACCGTACTCGCAATCTGACCAAAACTCACAAGGTCAGGAATTTACGGCGAGTCCTGCCGACAAAGGGGCTTTCTTCGGAAATACTCCTGTCGTCCAACCCAACGTCGGACCGGCCAATTTGCTGGCTGCATCCGTGTACGACACTGGCACTCTGACCAAATATCAGATGACCAATGTCACAACCTCAATCACCACGTCGACCACTGCCGAGATTTCGACAACCGTGTGTACTGGTTTGCTTACTACAGACGTAGTAGCTGTCAACAAACCGTCTGCAACGGCGGGCATCGGTGTTTCTGGTTACCGAGTATCAGCTGCTAACACTGTGGCTTTCTCGTACTCGAATATCAGTACTGGGACGGTGACAACTTCCGCGGAAGTCTACGATGTAATCGGTCTGAGTCAGAACTTGACTGTGACCACTGCATTAGTTCCAGCTGCCGTCGCTGCTACAACCACTGCTGAGCAGTTATTTACTGTAACTGGCGCAACGCTGGGTTCCTTGGCTGTCGTGAACAAACCAACTAACCAGGCCGGTTTGGGTATTGGTAATGTCCGAGTATCCGCTGAAAATCAAGTTGCTATCACGTTCTTGAATAACAGTTCTGGTGCGATCACTCCAACTGCGTCAGAAACCTACTCGTTCGCGTTTGTTCCCACTCTGGCGGCTAACTCTAATGTGCTAGTGTACAAGTTCAACCAGGCTTCTACCGCTGTCGCAGCATCATCTACACAGGATGTGACGACTGCAGTAACTGGTTTGGCTACTACTGACGTAATCATGGGTGTGTCGAAACCATCGACTCAAGCAGGTTTAGGTGTCACTGGCTATCGTGTATCAAGTGCTGGTAACTTGGACGTTCAGTTGATGAACGTTTCCTCGGCCGCTACGTCAACCGGTGAAACTTATTCGGCATCTGTTATGCGTCCGTTAGCGCGCGCGCCATTTGTTGTTTCTACTGTTTCATTGGCGCCGGTATCTGTGGCAGCTACTACGACAGCAGAACAGACTTTCGGTGTGGCGTTCTTGACTCAGGCATCAACGACTGTCTTGGTTAATAAGCCGTCTCTGACACCGGGGATTGCGATTGTTAATGCGCGTGTATCAGCAGCTACTACACTAGCACTGACATATCAAAACTCGAACACGACAGCGGTGATTCCTCCAACCGAGACTTACACTATCGGTTATGTGAACTTGCAAGGTCCTGGTGCAGTTGCGACAACCGGTACCTCTCAGGCTATCATTGTTGGCGTATCACCGATCCAAAGCGCGGTCAAAGACTTACGCGCTGCTTTAATTTCGTTGGGCTTAACGGCATCAACCTAAGTTGTCCGTTGCTAGGGGCTTCGGCTCCTAGCTTTTTAATGTAAAAATGGAGATTGAATCATGGATGAGAATCAAGAAGGACAAGAAATCAAGGTGGTCACGGTTCCAGAACTGGGCAAGATGCAGCGTGAATTTCGGCGCAAAGAACAAGAAGGAAAACTTCCTGTGTTGAAGTTAATGATCGCCACACCCTATTACATGCAGCAGGAATTTTCTCGCTACGGTGATAGTATGTTGGAAACGGTTAAGATGCTGGAAATGTCTGGAGTTCTGTGGCAAAAACAAAGTTTGAACGGTGACTCTTACATTGATCGCGCCAAAAACACGATCATTGCCAATTTTCTCGAATCGGATTGCACCGATTTATTGATGATCGATTCTGATATGTCGTTTAGCCCGGAAGCCGTGGCTCGCATGATACGTCATACGCAAGGCGTCGTTGGTGGATTCTTCCCAATGAAAAACAATTTCGGCGCATTCTGTGGATCATTGGATCCAGACGAAAATGGATGTGTACCAGATGTTAAGTCAGCAATTGAAATATGGGATGGATCCTGTTTGCTGAAAGCGCACCTGATACCTGGTGGTTTTCTGCGATTGAAGCGCGACGTACTGGAGAGATTCGCTGACTACTATTCGGACAATGTTTATCAAGATCCGATGGCCGATATGTCGAAGCCTACGCGGGTATATACCTCGTTCATGGAGTGCATGGTGCACGAATACACACGTTACGGCGAAGACGCAACATTCTGCCGGCGCATGCGTGAGATGGGCGAGGATATCTGGTGCGATCCAAACATTTCATTCGGTCACACCGGAATGAAGACCTACGAGGGAAATTATCACCAGTCCTTACTCAAACCACCTGAAGAACTGGAAAAATTGTACAAGGAGCGGCAAGACCTAGCCGATTCGATAACCGCATTTAAGGTCGATGCTGTACCAGAAGAAAGCCAACCATGAAAGTATTGAATGTGGGCGGCGGCAATAAAAAAATAGCCATACCAGCGCATTACGCAGATTGGGATCATGTTTTGCTGGACATCCAAGAAGGTGAAGGTGTTGATGTTGTGTGTAATGCGGTTGATATGGCTGATAAATTGGAACCCAAAATGTACGATTCAATTTATTCTTCGCATAACTTGGAGCACCATTATCGACATAATTTGCCAAAACTGTTTGATGGATTCAAACATGTTTTAAAAGACGCTGGATTTGTTGAGATCCACGTACCCAACATGCAGTCAGTATTTGAACATTGCGCTTCCGGTAAAGACATTGAAGATATTGCTTATGTCTCCGCAGCCGGCCCGATACGCTACGTTGACATGATTTATGGACTGGGTTCGATGATAGATGAAAATAACGGCTTCATGAGTCATCACAATGGTTTCACTGCCAAGTCACTTGGAAATCTGTTCTTTCAAGTAGGATTCAAGTACGTTTATGTCGGCATTAATCACGATGCTATGTCGTTGATAGGTTTTGCATTCATGCAAAAACCGACCGATGAATTGATGGAAATTCTAAAATTAAAGGATGAGATATTATGAGTAAGTTAACTGAAATCTACCATGAAATTGAAAACCAGTTGCAATGGGGTCCAGCACTGGCACCATTTTTTCAAGAATTAATGAAGGAAATCGATTTATTGAAAGGGAGTAAAGGCACTATTGAGCCAGTGAAAATTGAAGAAAAACCTACTGTCGACACAGAAGCTCGTCAATCTGCTGTTGACGCACACAACGAGATCACATCGTTAAAAGAAACCATTACCACCTTGGTATCTTCGCATGAAGAATTGCAAAATGCGTTGCTTCATGTATTGTCGAATAAGTCAGAAGTTCAACAAGACCCACCAGATGGACAAGAACAAACGCAGGATTCACTAACACCTCCTGCGACATCGAGCACAGCGGCTACCGTGCAAACGGCCATTGATCTCCCCGCCTCCACCTGAGCGGTAGTTCGCTGTGCACACATTGAAAATTGAAGGAGATTGAAATGGCTACAAATTTTAAAGAATATCCAAAGTGGATGCATCACCCCAATCATGAAGCTGCTGTCATCGAAAAAGAAGATGGTCCAGATAAAGGATTGTTTCGGGCTGGTGGTAAGCAAGTGAAAGCAGAAATGTTTCCACCTCAACTTGTGGTGAATCGTGATCAAGAGCAGCAATGGGCAGCGCGCGGTTATCTTCCGGCCAATTGTTCTGACCCTGAAGCATACGAAAAGACCATTCTTGACGGATCAGTTGATACATCGAACCGCGGCGGCGCATATCCTAAGTGGAAGTATTCGCCGACAGAGATGCCTTTAATCGTAAAAGATCATAAGGAAGAATCTGCGCTGAAAGGTGTTTGGTTCGATACGCCATCGGAAGCGCAGGATTACGAATCCGACGACGATGAATCCAGTGATTCTGACACGGACATTCCTAATGCTGTTATTGAAACGGCCAAGATCGATAAACGGTCTAAGGCGTACAAGCAATCCGCTAAAAAATAAAAGGTAATGACATGACCACAGCGCTCGATATGATGCAGGCATCGTTGGAACAGATCCAGGTATATCCTCCTGGCGTTACGATCGGTGCGGCTGACTCTGCGCGCGCGCTGTGGGTTTTGAATAACATGCTGGATAACTGGTCAAATCAAAAGTTGGCTTGTTATGCCAACGTGGAACAGTCATTCGTATTACAGCCAGGCGTGAATCAATACAGCATCGGCGTTGGAGGAACAATTAATAAAACAAGACCTTTGACGATCAATACCGGTCCTGGTGCCGCGTATCTCATGGATTTCAATAACATTCGATATCCTATGGATGTGGTTGAGCAAGACCAATGGAACCTGATTTCTTTGCTCACTGAGCTATCAGACTTGCCCACCACACTGTTTTACGATCCGCAGTACCCACTCGGCTTGATTAACGTATTTCCGCAGCCAACGATGCAATACACCGTTTATTTTGATTCGAGGTTACCGTTGATCGATCTGGTCAATAATCAATCAACTTTCAGTTTGCCACCCGGGTATCTCGAAGCGATTCAGAATAACTTGTCTGTTCGACTGTGGCGGTACTACAAAAAAATACCTATATCTCAGGGGGATCCAGATTTATTGATGCTTGCGAAAGACTCTCTTGGCGACATCAAACGCACCAATATGCGTCAAAGCCCAAGCATTTACGACAGTGCCGTGGTCAGTAAAGCGAGTTCTGTCTACAACATATACACCGATTCTAGTGGTAGTCCAGGGCGTGGTTAATTATGGCAATTAGTCCGATCATGGAGTCATTCAATCAGGATAGATCAAGGTCCGGCAATAATGACTTATGCATCAATCTTTATCCTGAGCATACGGATGGCCCAAAAGGTCCAGAAATAGGATGCCTTTTTGATCGAGGTGGACTAGTTCTGCTTGCTACCGTTGGAGTGGGACCAATTCGAGGTCAATTCGTGTCGAATAACGGTTTGATGTATGTCGTCAGTGGAAACCAGTTTTATTCCGTCAGTGCATCATATGTAAGCATATTGATCGGCACCGTTGGTAGTTCATCCGGTCCGGTTCAGATGGTGGAAAGTCCTACGCAGATTTTGGTTGTTGATGGTACGGGAGGATGGTGCTGGAATTTTTCCACATCGACTTACACACAAGTCATTCCAAACTCAGCAACTTCAAATACAGGGCCTTCAACGGTTGTTTATCAAGATGGTTTTGCAATTGTGAATTCGGCCAATTCGAACATCATTTATCAATCGAATTACAATGATCTCTCAACATACGCAACGTTAATCGGAGGCAATCTTGGCGCTACTGCCAATGATGCTTATGTACAAGCCAACCCTCAAAATGTAGTCAGTCTCTACGATATCAAAGAAGAGGTTTGGATATTCAAACAAAAAACCGTTGAGGTTTGGATTAATCAAGGTGCAGCCGGTTTTGCTTTCGCTCAGTTACAAGGAGTATCGATCACAGTTGGATGTTGTGCTCCTTATTCTGTAGCTCGACTTGGAGATAGTCTTGTATGGCTCGGGTCAGATGATCAGGGCGATGGCGTCGTCTATATGAATCAGGGTTACGGTGCTAAACCGATTTCTACATTTGCATTGGCTGCTTTGTTCGTTAGTTTTCCGGTGATATCTGATGCAACCGCCTATTCATTCCAGCGCAACGGACATTATTTTTATGTGCTGACTTTCCCAACTGCCGGGGCAACTTACGTCTATGATTTAGTGACAGGAAAGTGGCACCAGAGGGCATACTTCAGCAATGGATCATTTACCAGAGAACTACCAAACTGTCAGGCATTATTTCAAAGCCAAAATGTAGTCGGAGATTACATGAGCGGCAATTTGTACATGATGAGCGATAACGTTTTTACCGATAACGGTAGTACTAGAAAATGGGTTAGATCATGGGATGCATTGCCACCAGGAGCACCAGAAAATACACCTATGTCTTACAACTCACTTCAGCTGTTTATGGAAACCGGTATCACCGTTCCATCCGGTACAAATCCTCAAATAATGCTGCGTTGGTCAGATGACGGTGGATACACCTGGACCAGTTACTTTCAAATGTCTGTTGGCGCTATCGGTAAAACAGCTTGGCGCGTGATACAAAACAGACTTGGATCGACAAAAATAGGCACTGGACTGGAACGAGTCTGGGAAATATCTGGAACTGACCCAATCGCAATTAAAATCACAGCGGCGAACTATGAAGGTGGACCAAGTTGACGAAGGTCAATTACCTAAACGCGAATACTCCGTTTTTACAGGGAGTTCCTAATAGTCAAATAACCAGAGAATGGTTTTTGATTTTGAATAATATCGCCACGATTTTAGGTGGTGGACAGGAAGTTGGTTCGATAACGGATATCGAAAATTCAATCACTACCATAGATGAAATACAGCAAATATATAATTCAGCGCCTTCTGTATTCGATAATACAAACAATTTACTGAACGTATCTCAGCAGCTTGCAACAATGAGTACGTTGATTCAAAACAATCAGCAACTCAAAGATAGGATATCCGCACTGGAATCTCAGTTGCAGAGCATAGGGAAAAATCAAGTTTCGAGTGATCCATTGTTGATGAATTTAATATCAGGTAACAGGCCTTTGTTAAACACATCAACAAATTCCACAAACTTATCCGGTGGATTGTCTGGCTCGATTCCTTATCAGACGGCACCAAATACGACTTCTTTTTTTAATCCTTCAAATTATGGATTAGTGATTTATAGCGCCGCTGGTATTCCATCTTCTATATCTGGATCGGCTGGCGTATTGCAAGGTTCTGCATCTGCAACACCTGCATTTACTCTTACACCAACATTAACAGGAACAAATTTCAGTGGAACCGCAGCAAGTCTAACAGCTGGAGCAGTAACAACTAATGCAAACTTGACTGGTCCAATTACTTCATCTGGTAATGCAACTGCTGTAGCGGCACAAACAGGTACTGGTTCAACATTTGTAATGCAAGAAAGTCCAACATTGACTACGCCAAATATTGGAGCAGCAACTGGGACATCACTAATATTATCGGGTGCCTCATCGAATCAAGTCTCTGTCGAAATATCAAGCATTTCAACAAATATAAACCCTTTTATTATAGTTGCAGATGCGATTCTTCCATCTACTGCTACTACGGGTGGAGCATATTTTAGATCATTAGTATCGACTGCTGCATCTGCATTCAATGTTACAAATGTGAATCATTTCGCAGCAAATCAAGGAACAATAGGTGCAGGATCCACATTGACTTCGCAAAGTGGATTTTCGGCATCTTCAAATATGACAGGCGCCACAAATAACTTCGGGTTTTCAGGCAATATTGTGGCCGGCACAACAAATTGGAATTTGTATATGACCGGAACAGCCAAAAATTATTTGGCTGGCAATTTATTACTGGGATCAAATACAGATGGTGGACAACAATTACAAGTTACTGGCACTTCAATATACACAGGTACAAGAACATTTACTGTTCCAGACAACGTAGCTGCATCGGTTCCAACAATCGCAAGCGCTACCACTATTGCGCCAACCACGCCCATATTATTTGTTTCTGGAGTTACTTCAATTTCGACAATAACTGCTCCAGCTGGAATGACCAATGGCGGTCAAATAACAATTATTCCCACAGGTCTATTCACTACACTAACTACTGGAAATATTGCCCTTGCATCTACAATGGTAGTCAATAAAGCAAATATATTTACGTACGTGGCATCTACGAGTAAGTGGTACCCGAGTTACTGATGTTTTCTGTGTAATTGTTGAAAATAAAGTATAATCCTTTAAAGATCGCCGGGATGGCGAACTACTCCTACAGCGCATAAGCCAAAGGAAAAAATCATGGCAATTCAATTTCTTAAATTGTTTCAACCTTCTGTGTTGACGACAACAGCAGCGGCTATTTACACGGTTCCAGCAAGTCCTACCACATCGTTACTGGGTAATGGTCAGGTTTTATTGACAAACGACACTGCATCGACTCAGGCAGCCTCATTATGGGCTGTACCAATCGGTGGATCTGTCGGTCAGGCAAACATATTTTTTCCTGCCATAGGCATAGCCGCATATCAAACTCAATTAGTTAATGTTCCTCAACTGGCCGCTGGTGATGCTCTATGGGCTTCTGCCGCTTCATCTTCGGCGGTATCGATCGCGGCAATGAGCGGAGTGATTCAGTCGTGACCGATAACTTTCAAATGACTCGCCGCTTAGCATGGGACTGTTACTTTTCGGGGGTCATGTCGATCAGTTTGCATCCTGGTTCAGGATTGGATAAGGGATATGGAAAAGCGGAAGAACGTTCCATTAGTGAATGCGCAAAAATAGCTGATGAAATGCTGATGGAGCGAGACAAACGATTTCCTGTTGATTCCATATGAAAATAGAACACATCCTATCGTCACTCAACGTCGCTCCAATTTATTGGAAATTGCAACAGCATCCTGAACTGTGGAATCAGCATCGAGCGCGAACCGAAAGTCAAGATAGTCCGCATCACGGTTTGGATGACATTTGGTGCAGATTCGGTGATCCAGAAAAAGCAAAAGATGGATTGCCTCATGACTCATTTTGGTACCCATCGTCTGACTTGCTGGGCATAAAAGAAATGTGTTTCGATTTAATGCGCTCTGTGCGAGGCGTAGAACTTGGTGGCGTGTTGATTACCCGCATACCTGCATGGGCATCATGTAAGCCGCATACCGATCCGGGATGGCACGCAAGACGATATGAAAAGTACGGCGTCCAAATTACCTCAGCACCAGAACAAAAGTTTTGTTTTGACGGAGAACAACTGGAAACTAAACCGGGAGATGTATTCTGGTTCGACAATCAATTTACGCATTGGGTCACGAATGACACGCCATATGAGCGAGTTACGATGATCGTATGCATACGCAAGGAGAATTGAAATGCCATGGGGCTTCGCGGCAGCCGCTGTAGGCGGCGCACTAATTTCAGGAGATGCTTCAAAGAGTGCGGCACAAACTCAGGCGAATGCATCCAATCAAGCGAGTCAAGTTCAACAGAACATGTTCAACACGACTCAGGCCAATGCACAACCTTGGATTCAAGGTGGTCAACAGGCATTATCTCAGTTGATGGCAGGAACTCAGCCAGGCGGGAATTTGACTCAGCAGGCCTATACGCCGTTCACCGCGGCAGATTTGAATGCGACACAGAGTCCTGGTTATGCATTCCAACTACAGCAGGGAAATAATGCCCTCACAAACGCTGCCAGCCTATCTGGCGGCATGAACAGCAATAACCTCCAAGGTCTGATCAACTACAATCAAGGCGCGGCCAACACCGATTATCAACAATCACTTGCCAACTATATGTCACAGTTCCAGCAAGGAAATGCGGTTAATCAGCAAAACTTTGCCAACCTTTCGAACTTATCTCAAACCGGTGCGAATGCAGGTCAGGGTCTTGGTTCTCAGAGTGCGACGGTCGGAAGTCAAATCGGAAATAATATCGTCGGTGCTGGACAGGCAACTGCATCGGGACAGATTGGAGTTGCCAATGCGCTTACCGGAGCTGGGTCTAGTGCGTACAATGCTTACTTGCAAAGTCAATATTTAAATCAAGGTAACACGGGATGGGATCCTTCAAGCGTAGCGGTTAATCCAAACACAGGTACAAGCCAATATTACGGCGCAACCAATGGCGGTGGGGTGCAATAATGCCAGTCGATAACAGTATCGCGCTTCAAGCACAGCAACCTAACCTGATGACGCCTTTTCAGGCGCAGCAGGGCGCATTGACGATTCAAGACTTGATGCAGCAAAATCAAATAAGAGCACAGCAAATCAAACAAACTCAGATGACCATGCGAGATCAGGCTGAGTTGTCAAAGGCTTGGTCAAACCAACAAAACATCGATCCTAAGACAGGATTGCTTGACCCTGAAAAAGTAAAGCCAACTGACTTCTCAAATCCAGCTATGTATCAAAAATTGGTAGAGAATCACACCACAGCAAGTTACAAGCAAAGCCAAGCCGAATTAGAGAAGCAAAAATCTCTGGTAGACACCGCAAAAGAACAGCAATCACAAAAAATGGAAGTTCTTAAGGACGCGCATGATACCTACGCACAAGCGATCGCTAACGGAATTCCAAAAGACCAGGCAGAAAATCTATTTCAGCAAAAATTGAGAGAGAACCTGAAAGAAAAGCAAAAGGTTGGTCTATTGCCGAACGATTTACAGCCACCACCCACCAATGGCGAACTGGCCGGCCGCAACTTATTCAGCGCAGAACAACAAGCACAACAGCAAGAAAACAAGATTAAAGAAGCACAAACCGCAAAATCAGAAGCAGATCGTCTAAAAATAGAACAGGCAAACTTAGGCATTGCACAGCATCGTGAATCTAGGGAATCAGCTGCGGCGGAGGGTATTGATCATTCAAAATTAACACCAGAAGGACAGGCCGCATACGACGAAATGACAATGGCTGGACTGCAACCACCTAGGAGTAAGCGCGGACAGATCGACTATGAAGAACTGAACAATATTGGTAAAAAAGAAGCTGGTGGCGCAGGTTCTGGAAATATCGTATCGGGACGCCAAGATAACCGCACAAATCAAGCCACTTTGACCGATTTCACCAAAGGTAAGCCAGCGCAATCACTTCAATCAATTAATGCCGTGGTAGAGCATTTAGGTACGTATAGAGCGCTTGCTAAGGCTCTGGACAATGGAGATATTCAACTTTACAACAAGTACAAGAACGATTTCGAGAAGGCAACCGGGAAAACTCTTCCAAACGATATCCAAGCCGCTGCACCGATTATCGGCGATGAGATAGTGAAAGCAATAATTCCTGGCGGCGGCAGTATGGCCGAGCGCGAAGATGCAAAAACTCAATGGAATTCTGCCATTTCAAACAAACAAGTTGGTTCACAAATCGATAACGTCTATTTGCCGTTGATGCAGGGTCAGGTCGAGGGATTGAGAAAACG